ACTAAAATTGCAATTAGCTCTGAAATATTCCAACTCGCTTTCAACAAAATCATTTATCCTCATCATCATCGACCTCTGGCAAACCAGCCACACTCGTTAGTAAACTTAACACACCAGCAACTGCCGATACAGATAATACATTAAGCCAATTAACTTCCATGACAGCCTGACCTACAGTAATCATTGATACTGCAGTCTGTGCCATAGTCTTAATCGCTCTAATGCCTGCTGCCTTAAGCCATTTTCCATCAATCATCTTCTTCGCCTCCTTTGTGATGTGGAAGTTGATTTCCTTGAACGAATAGCTCTATGCTTAGTTTTGACTTTAATTATCCTCACTCTCTGCCTCGCCATAGTTATCACCTCCAATAAACCTTAAATCATTATTACCACCATCAGCGTCTTGGTTTATCTCCTGAGATGTAACATCAGATTCATCAACTGGCAATGAGATATACCAGATGAAACCGATTATAGTAGCGATTTCTAAAATTACCATTACACAAAACGCAATAAACCATCTGCGAGCCGATGCTTTAACTTCTCTTAATAATTCAGTAGCAAAACCGACAGATTCGGTCACTCTTTTACAATTTCTATCACACATTATTTTATCCCCCTTGTCAATAGAATTACGATTATTGAACCAACTCCACTGACTAAGGCACCTAAAATAAGGTTTAACGTTGCCTGCATGTGCTTAATAGATGATTCTAATTCCACATATTTTATTGACTGATTCATGAGTTTTGTTTCAATTTTTTCTCTATATTCTTCACATTCTTTCTGCGTAACATATTCTGACATATTAAACCTCACTATTTTAAATACTTAGCCAATGAATAGCCAACAACATCATTGTAAACCACCTTGTTCCACTTCTTACCATATCGCACAATCTCAAAAACAGTGCCATTTGGACATTTTTTGTGCAAGCGTTTAGTCTTATGCCTACTCCATATAGATAGTCCCTTCTTGGTACCTGTAACCGTCTTGTACCATGTCTTCTTAAAGGCTTCTGGAGTTTTATATTTCGCTATGAGCGTTGTTGGTGTTGATCCCCACTCGTCTAAATAAAAATGTGGCAAATCTGTAAATCCAACCCAATTTCCACCCCAAGATAGACCTTTAATTTTATCAGATAAAGCACCCACTTTTTTGAAATATGCTGTATCCCATGTATGCCCAGGATTAGCAATAGCAATATCAAAAGCTATGCCCCACTGATGTTGCGACTGATATGAATTACCCTTCGCATTTGTAACAATTTTACCAGGTTTCGTACGTCCCTGAGCATACAATTCATCCTGTTTTTTTGCAGTTCTAAACCCTTCTGTTACTATTAAGTATACACCTTGTGCATTAGATAATTCAACTAGTTTCTGCAGCAAAAACCTTAATCTTGGATGTAGATCCTTAACATTTATTCTAATATCGTTCTTCATGGAAAAACCTCCTATGCGTCCAAATCATCCATCTCCTCAGGATTCTTCTTTTCAACACTTTCTTTCTTTTGTTCTTGCACTTCATCTGTCTTTTCCACAACAGCACTCTTCATCATCGTTCTGTTATTATTTCCAGAAACCAATTCAAGCAACTTGTTAATGATAAGAGTCGCATCTCTGACATATTCCACATCAACATCACCACAATCAGCAAATATATTGTTGATTCCAAGTAAAGTTTTGACTTCTGTTGGTGTGAGATTGTAGGTTTGTGGAGTTGCTAATTTGTAAACAACTTCTGCTCCTGTTGTTGGTGTTGTTCCTTCTGCATATACATCCATTGAACTTATCCAAGTTGACGGAAGAGTTTCACCATTATAAGATGCAATATATCCGTCTGTTACCATCAACACTCCATTTATAACATCTAATGTACCACCATAGACAGTTCCTGCTTCTGATGGAAATTCTATGTTGTATGTGTTGCCTTGATAAGTTGCATAATCCATTGCTGAAACTTCACCAACAGCAATCATCGGCTTGAGTTTACAATTTGAATAATTATGACCACTCGCAACTCGTATTCTTAATGTGACATTTGTCGACATCTGACAAGTTCCACTTACCACATAATTTGATGCTGAATTATTCAATGTGTTTATATCAATCGCATTTGCTTTGTACAATTGTAATCTTGCTGATGAGTTGCTTGGAAATGTACCCTCTGCAAAATCACACATTGAATATTTTTGTCCACCCTTTAGATATAAAGTTGTTGTGATATTTATATTTCCACTTGCACTACATTGTCCATTTAATGTGACAACTCCATTGCTAACAGTATAATCAACATTGTTATACGTTCCCGATGTGTGTCCGTCTAATGATAGAACATTGACAATATTTGCACCTTTAACATCGAGATTCGCTTCTGTCCATCCTGTAATCGGTCTTACATTTGATGGAGATGGGTCACCACTTCCACTCTGTACAGGCTCGATTGCTACTATGCACGACTTCAAAGGCATATCATTTCCACCATCATCAAAAGATGCGATAGAGCCACTTGATTCTCCGATAATCATTAATGCATCGGCAACACTTATCTGCGTTTTTCGATTTATTCCTGTTCCGACATTTTCAAGCTCGATTCCATCACCTGCGACAACAGGCTTCTGATATTCCAGAGTGTAATCAGCGATTTTTGAAAGTGAATCGCCTCGCTCGAACTGAATCTCGATGATTCTTTCCTGCCATTGTGTCTTGCCAACACCCCTTGCATATCCCATATTGAATTTAAATATAAACGTATCTTCATCGTATTGTTCAACCTCGCCATAAACTGAACGAAATGCTGTATCATCGTCTGATGAATGCTTATAAATCAACTGTGGTGCAACAGGTCTTGTGTTGCCTACTCCATAGTATAAACTAATCTCTGCAAATGTCTTGTTGCAAGTGATAGTATTTGGATATGTAAACGTGAATAATGGGTCAATATACTGTTCTTCTGGGATTACAATATCCGTCACAGCATATGTGCCTGTATATTCCATAGAAGATGCTCCAATTACCATATTGAAATATCTAGTATAAAACGTATAGTTCTTATATATCATCACACTCGCTTCGATTCGTGTCTGTGTGTCACTTGCTTCTGATTTGAGTGATGCTGTACAAGATTTATTATAACTTGTACTGTTGTTTCCGTCTGTGTATGTAATATCAGCAACTATCGTCTTATTAGAACCAATCAATTGCCAAATCTCATATCCATTCAAGTTGAATGTCGCTGTATTGTTTGCAAGTGTGATTCCTAATCTTTTCACATCTGCACTTCCACCACCACCAATCGCACGAATGTTGTCTGGCATTTCATCAAGAGTCATTCTCGCTGATGTTCCCCCTTCTTCTCTGATGGTATCAGCGATAGTTGTTATTTTGTCTTTTGTTACAATTACTTTATCGTCTAATTCTGCCATAGTTTACACCTCCCTTACATCTACAATCATAATATCAATATCACCTTCAAGATCAACAGCATCATTAGATAGATTTATTAGTTCTAACCATATCCCCCATATATTTGATGTTTTATCAAGTCTCGTAGTAAGTATTAAAATATCACCATTTGAACTTGTTATATTTGCAAATACAAGCCAATTAGATGCTGTTTGTTTTGATGGTGGAAATAAATCCGTATTTAAATCTGTAACTTTAACCCAAATGACAGCATGCCCCGTCAATGATAATGATACATGTTTTTGATATGTAATCATTTTAACATTATCAAGAACATCATATCTTGAACCACGGTCAGCGATAACCTGTGGTCGTGAGTTTGACAAGCCATTTATTGCCTGCGTAATTACTTTATTCTCAACAGGATTGCTTGAATTGATGTTCAAAACCTTATCCATTATAGCAATTTTTCCAACCTTTAAACTTGCAAGAATCTGGTCAATCAATCTTTTTGTTCCGTTTTCTTTCATTACTGACATATTTTGTACCTCCTAATATTCTATTGAATCTCCATCTTCAAGAGTGCTTCCCCACCATTCATCAATCTGTGATGGTGAAATTTCACCCAATGCATCACCGATTCCGTCTTTGATTTCAAAGAGCTGCTCGATGTTATCAATGGCGATTCCGTCAAGGTGTATTGCGTACATTGGGAAATCAACCAATGTATCACCTGCAAGAATGCTTCCGTCATTGTATGATGGTTGTACAGGTGTGGCTGATGGTGTTCCCTTGATTACTTCAAATGATATGGTTTCAATCAAACTCTGACTATCTTTTGAATATCTGGCAACGATTAAATCAATTCTTTTCTCTCCCTGTGTTCCGTTTTCAACAGTAATATCTTCATAATCGCCTGCATCAAGTTCGAAATAACGACCTTCCATCATTCCTCTTCCGTCATAGATCCTCACGAGATTATTTGAGATTTTACTTGCTTCAAGGTTTCGACCTACCTCAAACACAAAATCATCACTTCCGAATATCTCAATATTTAATGCGCCTTGATTCTCGGCTGTGATATGTGGCTCGTCTTTGTGAGCCGTAACTAAATGTAACATGCTCTACTCCTTTCCGATGGTGTAATCAACGCTAATAATACCATTCTGTATCTTAATTATTTTCTTGCTTATATAATGCTTTACGCTTAATCCAGTAACACTTTCTCTTGCTCCTACTATATCATTTATATCGTATGTTTGCAATTCTTCCAGGTTAACATTAACCGAATCCTTCTCAGCAAACATTTCATTTATTTTTTTGATTCCATCCTGTACTAAAGCTGCGAATCTATCATGCGACTGCCTAAAGATTTGGCCAGCAACGAACTCCTCATATACATCTACTATTGCTTTACTGTAATAAGTATTTGTTACAAACGTAGGTGCAGTAACTACTGTCTTTTTGGAATAAAATCTATTAGCCACAAAATTAGGTGCAGACACGCTAATCGTCAATGAATAATAATAGTTCGCCCTAAACTTAGGAGCTACAGACTTACTATCTCTGTTATAGTAAGTATTCTTCTTCCACTTAGGCTTTTTCTTATACTTATCAACATACAATATCATTACATTTATGTTTATCTTGTCTTTCTTTGAACCAGTAGCCTTCTGCCATTCTTTTACCTTGTCCTGATCCACAACATATAATTGCCCAGCAGTCATCCAAACACTATCTTTCACATAGATTTCATAGCCTTTTGAATTATTTGACTTTTTGATTCCATATTTTGGAACTTTCCAATAATATGAATCGTAATTGTCTGACCAATCGCTTGGCTTTCCTGTATGCATGTGATATACAGGTTTGCTATCGCCACTAACTGAATCATAATCGACACCATTAAATGTATAATACTTACCATAGTTCTTCTTCCAGTCCTTTGGCTCATTGCTTAATTTTTTATAATTATTCTTTGATATACTCTCAACAGAATTATACTCATTTCCAGACTTCTCGTAATAATTTCTGTAATTGCTATTCCAATCAGATGGCTGTGATGATAATGCAGTATACAATGTGCTTTCGACAGCTTCTACTTGCACATATTCACCACTCTGCATGACATAGTAATTACCGAAACGACTATTCCAATCTGCTG